TGAAGGTAGAAGTCGTGATGGTGGTCTGAGATTTGGAGAAATGGAAAGAGATTGTATGGTATCTCATGGCGCTTCTAGATTTACCAGAGGAAGATTATATGATGCCTCTGATAAATATCAAGTTCATGTATGTAAAAGATGTGGTATGGTTGCTGCTTATAATAATAAGATGAAAATTCATATTTGTAATACATGTGACAATCGCGTGGATTTTAATTATGTAGAAATTCCATATGCTTGTAAATTATTATTCCAAGAACTACAAACAATGAATATTGCTCCACGAATTATGACATAAATTATAGTGGTAAAAAAATAAGTATAGTTTTAGCATATTTCTATAAATTTTTTTATATGAGAGATATATATATAATGCCTCATGGAATTTTTAATGTAAACTATAAAGCTGCTGGGTATCCAGGTGTAGCACCAAGATTAATTGGTGGCGGTGGTGGTAGTACTGGTGGTTCTGGAATGGTTGGTGGATCCAACAGAGAAAGGACGAGATTTACATTGCGTGATGCTTGGAACGGTAAAGCTGCTAATAGAACATATAATGGTGTTAAAACTAATGTAACTCCTTTTAGAGCTGTTAATAATGCTGGTGATTTAATGAGTCGTGTAGCTTTTACTTCAGGTGGTTCTAATCAAGTTAATACAGGAAGAATTAAATTAGCAGCAAATGGTTCTGCTAGAGTTTTAGGAGGTAATCTTAAATTATCATCTTTCCCAAATCCCAATAATCTTCCAAGTGCTAATACCAATGTTAAATGGGTATACGATGGTTCTGATTATACCAAATTTAAGAAACAACAAGCTCAAAATAGAAACTACAATGATTATTCATTCGGTGGTGATACAAAGAGTAATACATTAGTTGCTCTAGGTAAAGTAAGACATTAAATTTATATTTTATATATTATCTATTATATATATAAAATGCGATTCACATATAGTAATACTTCATATTTCCCACATATGCCACCTTATTATGGAAAAGCTGGTGTAGGTCCAAAGGTAATTACTGGTCCTGCTACTCAAGGAATATTAATGAAAGGAGCAGGTGGAAACGGCATTATGCCTACTGGTGCTCCTGGAAGTTCTAATCAAGCTATTCCAAAAGCAATGCCCCAAAAGTTTAATCCTTCCGCAGGTGATTCTATGTTCTCAAGGGCTCGTCAAGCATATATTAAAGATGCGGGTGGAGGAACATTATTACAAGGTCATTACGACTCTTCCAGTCATATCCAAATGAAAAAAATTAACGCAATCGGTAAGTCGACAAAACCATATAAAAATCAAACATCCTTTCAAGGTTTAGCTCAAAAACAAGATTCATATAGAAACAGTGCTTTAGCAAGAGTTAGAGGAGGAGGAACTGTAGCACCAAAGAAGAAGGGTGCTATATTACCTGCTGGAACTGGTAGAACCTCTAATTTTCAATATAAGTCTGGTGGAGGATCTAGATTAACCGGCGTTGGAAATAGACAAATTGTTGCTTAAAAAGTTTTTTTGTGAATTAAATATATAACATGAACAAGTATCTTGTTGAATTTTTAGGCACTTTATTTTTCCTTTATGTCATTCTTGCTACCGGTAACTGGTTAGCTATTGGCGCTGCTTTAGCAATTGCTGTATTAATTGGAGGACCTATTTCAGGTGGTTCTTACAATCCTGCTGTAACTATTATGATGGTTGCTGCTGGTAAATTTCCCAAGGGTGATTTAGTTCCTTATATTCTTGCGGAGGTAGCTGGTGGTTTAGCCGCTTTAGAACTTTACAAACGCGTTAAACTATAAATTTAGAATAAATTATATATTATTTTCTATAAATATTATATAATATGGATTCTTCTGTTCAAACTCAACAACATGCTTCTGCATCTAAATCTATGTCTAAAGAGAAATCTATGGGTGATCACTTAAGTGGGTTTATGGATATGTTCTCAACCAAGAAATCTGCTCCTGTTGGAGCAAGTGCTGCCAAAGTAGGTGGTCGTTCTCGTAGACGCGGTGCTTCCCGTAGAAGAGGTAGATCTGCTTCTCGTAGAAGATCTAAATCTGCTTCTCGCTCTCGCTCCGCTTCTCGTCGTAGATCTAAATCTCGTCGTGGTGGAAACCCTGATAAGGGACAAGCTTCTATGACCAGAATGGGTAACCAAGATTTTGTTACTCACAAAGGTGATATGAGTTACAACCGTGATGGCCACAGACAAGCTAGCAATTCTATGGGTATGGTAGGAAGCCCTTATGGTGCTGCCAAGGCTATGGGTGCTGCCAAAGCCAAAACCATGAAGAAAGCTGCTGCCAAGGGCGCCGCTATGGGTGCTTCCAAGGCTGCTACTGCTGCCAAGGGTGCTGCCAAGGCTGCCTCCAAGGCTGCTTCTGCCGCAAGAGGTGCTTCTGCTTCTAAGGCTATGGGTGCTGCCAAGGCTGCCCATGCTGCCGCCGGAAAAGCCGCTTCTGCCGCAAAAGCTGCTGCTATGGGTGCTTCCGCCGCCGCTGCTGCTCACAAAGCTGCCAGTAGATCTTAAATTTTCTAATAAATAAATTATAATTTTAATAAGTTATTTATTTTTAATAATATCCTCCTCCTTTTAGTGTTGAAATAACATTATCTTTATATTTGAATAAAGTTTTATCAAAAGCAACTTGTCTTCTGCCATTACCTACATGAACATCTGCGTTAGTATTTGGTTTAATATGAAAAGTTTTAACAGTATATGTCCATGACATAGGAGGAACAAATAATTCCACTATTTCAATAATATTTTCGGGAGGATTTACTCGTATCTGTTCTTTAGCTAATTGTAATGCCTTTTCTTTAGATGTTATACTATTAATCGCATACACCTCATTACAATGAATAGGCCATGGTCCGGTCATTGCTGCTTCTTTTGAAATGTAAAAATCCATATTATAATCATTTATTACATCTGGTTTTGGTTTTGGTGTCACAATACTTGGTGGTAATGATGTTTCACTAGGAAAAAATCTGAAATCGAAGGATACATCTTGACTTATCATTTTTTCCTTAGATGACTTAGCAAATAATCCAATATTCTGATTTAAATTAAAAGTCTGTTTTAAACCTAATTCAACCTCAATTATATTTGTGTTTTCTAATTTTTTACTATGCTTCAATATTATCATATTTTTAATTGTTCGTTTTTGAATTAAATCTAATTCAATTGATGGTTCATATATAGTGTTTTGTAAATTAGAAGGCATGTTATTATGTAAAAAATCTAATTTATCATCAGTATTATTAAAACTTTCAGTTAAATTTTTTAAAGTTTTATCAAATGACATTTCAATAGAATCTTCTTCTTTATTTATTTTACTTTTATTATGACCAACTGATGCTGTAGCTATTACGGCATCAAGTTTAATATTCATATTACTAATTAGAGATTTATTGTTATGTATTACCATTGATATTTTCTCTAATCCAAAAAAAGAAAAAATCGTGGAATATAATTTAAAGTAAAAAGCAGTAAATTTTTCAAAATATTCATCATTCTTAACAAAGTAATTTTTATTTACGATTCTATATAACACATCACATTGCGGATGTTTATGTGTATCATCATCATAAAATATGTTGCTATTTTCCTCCAAAAATTTATCCTTTTCGTCATTTTTAATAATTTTCATTCTTTGTGTTTCTGCTAAATGCTGAATACATAAATCAAAATTTAATTGAAGTGCTGCTTTAAATAGAGTAGCCTTTTCTATTTCAATGTTACTCATTAATAATCCATTACTCGTTGATAAAAAATATAAAGAATCATATTCCATCTATATATTTTTACTACTTATTTTTATTTATTTTCTCTCTTTAATCTTTTTCATAACACATATTAACAAATAAACTCCAACTACACTTAATGAAGCATAAAACATTTTCACTAAGAAATCATCTGGAATTTTTCCTCTTTTACGATTCGTAAAAGCCTCACGACATGCTTGTCCGGTTATAGGATTTTTATTGTACTTAGGTTTAAAATCACAAGGGTTTATATTTTGTAAATCAGTTGTAGTTACGTGACGCGTTTCTGTATTTTTATTGTTATTTACATCTATTGTTTCCAATGTTATTTCTTGACATTCTGGTTGAGAACCTGACATAAATGCTTGAAATATTAACATGGGATTTAACGCGGATACATTTCCTAGAGTTCCCGGAACTAAACCTTCTAATTCTGAAAAATTCATTCCCATAGCACCACTAATGAAAGGAATGGAACCATCAGGGACATTGTTTACATACATATATCTATCGACTACTTCACTTGATGCTTTATCTTTACATGTAGCGGCTGTTTTTAAGAAAAATTTATTTCCCATAGGACCTCTTGTTTTAGAAGCTCCTCCACCCCCAGCTACTAATAGTTCTACATAGTTTATTAACCCACCAACATCTTTGGCTATAGTAGAGATGGAACCATTTGTGCTCATTCCCATTTCACTAGGAGATTTAATCTGTTTCCAATAAGCATAATCAGGTCCTAATAATTTTTCTTCTACGGCATTAACATCATCTAAAACTTCTTCAAAAAAATTAGACATTATTTTATATATATATATCTCAAATATAAAATAATCATTACATATTAAATGTATCTGGATCCTCATCTATAAGAGCTTGATTTTTCTGAGAGTCTTCGTCTGATGACGGTGACATTGAATCTAATAAACTGGTTATAGATTGAGTATTTTTATCAATATTAGTCGTATTTGTTTTAGTTTGTTTTGCTGTTTCTGACATACCATCTATCTTTTTTTTTAAAACATCTATATTCGCAGCATTTTTCTTTGCTAAAATAAGAGGATCGTCTGAGTATTCTTGATAACTTCCTGTAGCACCCTCAATAATACTTGATTTAGTAAAATATTTGAGTAGAGAGAACATTAATAGTAATATGAAAAAAATAGTAATAATATACTCAAGCATATAATATAATAAATGATTTAAATTATCATTTATATGTTTTTATTTTTCTATATTTACTATATATATCAAGATGTCTAAACCAACAAATTTTAGTTATTCAAATAATTTAATATCCACTAGACAGCCTATTGCTGATAATAAAGGCTCAGTTTTTGTCAAAGGTAATCCAATTGGACCTATTCCCGCAGGTCCTCCTAAGTCAACCCCTAGTTCAGCAGCTATTATGGGTGGTATGTCACGACCTAGTGTGAATGTTGGTCATGCTCCTGGAACTTCAGCTGAATCTAATTATAACC